GCGAATTTCTCCTTCCACACGCGGTCCAGCTAGACTCCCATAACCAAAGGTTATAAAGGGAGAGGAGGGGCCACGTTGTGCCGGAACCCATCAGGATACCGCATTGGGTCCTCACAAACCCAAATTCCGGCACCTTTAAAAGATGGGGACCGACAGATAGCTGGAAGACTTCAGATAGGAAGGGTGACAAACCCAAACCTAAAGAAAGCCCCCTAGCTAGTGAAAGGGAAACACCATGAGGAATGAGGTCAGACGCCCTTGACATATCGACCGAACGGGTTACGAATCCATCCGGTTGGGACATGCGTTCGACACAATCATCCAGTGGTAAACTGGACGTCGGATCGAGACGAGGGTCAGACGACATTAACTCAAGCAAGATTCCGTTGAGGACTTGGGAGAAGTAGGACAGGCACCCCTCTATAGGAGTGACCATCCTAACCTTCATACCTCGTTCCTCAACCGCTGACTGCCTGATTAAGGGCAGCCGACCTTGTCTTGAATCGTAGAGAAGATCTTGCATCCTAACGGCCATGGCCGAATAGAGATACAAGTGCTCACGTAGGTACTCCCATTCCTGTGGACCGATGTCCATCAGGAAGTACTCCTCCTCGTAAGGAAAGAGTGAGTCACCTACCTTCTCCACCTCATGGTCAGTCTGGTGCTGAAGTCTTAACAAGAGGGACTCTTCCTCATACTGTCCGAAGACATAATAAGGAAGGTCCCTCAGCGAAGAAATCAGCTGAACAGCAAGACTATACGTCAAGTAGCTCTCCCGAAGCTCGCGAAGAGCTTCGTGATACTCGCTAACCATCCCACCAGAACTAGCCGGTTTCCCGAAGGAAGCCGACACGGACTGGGGGAAGGTTATCCGGAACTGCGACCGACGCGAATGAATCCATATCTTCGCAAAGGTCCCGATAGACTTCCGATCCTTGCGCATGACGTGCACAGGATTAGTCAAATCTATCTGGTGCTGGCGGAATGCCGAGGCAATCATGTCAGCAACAGGGCCGGGACCAGCCCTCCCAAAGCGAGAGAGCTGGTGGAGTATCTGTATACGCCGAGTCTCTGTAAAGTTACACAGAGACAGGGGACCGGCGAAACAGGAGAGCGGTGGTACATTCGGGGGCTGCTCATATCCGTATATACGGTCTTGAACAGCCAAACGTCTGTACCACGCACCGAGTGATTTTATGTCCTTATAGCGCCGGTCCTCGACTGTTGCTATAACCCATTTAATCAGCCGCCGTATGCCCGCGCGAGCAGCGCGGACATGACGGTTGGATTCCTCGGTTAACGAAACGTGGAGCCATGCTGGACCGAAGGCTAGTGCTAGCGAATCCAAGATCGCCTCGCACCAGATTTCGGCCAGTTGTGTGTTATCCACATGACGGAGAGCCGGTACACGTAGCCACGTGTATCTGCCAGTCAGCCTTCGCCCCCTAGGGGCCCTGGGCTGCCGGATCCGCCGCGAGCGTTCCACAGAACGCCCGCCGGAGACTCCTCGAGAGTGCTGACGGTCACTCCCTATGACCACTTCAGTATTTCTACCTCGGTG